AACCCCTATATTTAAAGAATTGGTTATCGCTTGAATATGTTACATCATTTCTTTTACGTAGTTGTACAATGATAGTTTCGTAAGTTGTAGACTCTCCTGCTTCATCATCTACCTTAGATTTGTTATCCGTTAGTATCTTACACCAACTAGATGCCAATAAGGCAGTACTTACACCATTACCACCAAAACCATCGCTTACGGGCGTTGTTTGCCATAACTCAATCTTTTTATTGTATTTTCTTGCGCGCATCAAATTATAAATCTTTTATGCTGGTTTATCATCTCTTGAATCCAATATGGAATGTTTCCTTTGCTCGCTGTATTTGTCTCAGCTTCATAATACATATACTTAACTAATTGCAAAGCCGCATCTATTAACTCACTAGGAACGTCTAAAGGGTCTGTATAACCAACGTTTAACACTAGTTTAAGGTTGGCCGTGTTGTTTGTGCTATAATTACTATGTAGTTCTTTTTCGACTAAAACAGCGTCGGATGGTGACGTTAAACTATTAATAGGAAAGTCGTAAACTCTGACCTCGTAATCTTGGAATAAGTAAGACTTAGAACGTGCGTAAACTAAAACGTTTGTCCGTCTTTCTATTGTAGATAACGCGCTTTTAATCATTTGAGTAATTTGCGCATCATCATCTGATAAAGTATCGTCAATTCTTAAAAACGTTTTAGTTTGTGCTAACGTTAACACGTCTATGTATGCCATTATTTAATTTTTTTTGGTACTTTAACTTCTTTAGGTACGTCTAATAAGTGGTTAATATCTTTTCTATTCCCTTTATACTCTTGGCCCTCTTTATATACTTCTTTGGTTTCGATGCAATAAAATTCTTTTAATACTTTCATAAATATAATTTATAGTTAATAATAACAAATATAATAAAAATCTATTAAACAATAAAAAACCCCCCAAGGAACTAACCAAGGGGGGCAAAAAAAACAACAATAGTTCTTATTATACTGCGGTGAAATCACCTAAAACAACAGCTAAAGGCTGCTCAATAACGACAGCAGTCTGAGACTCTATACGTGCAGTAATCATATTCTTAACAAAGTTTGTACCTTCTGAATCCGAAAACTCTAAAGATAAACCCTCTGTGTTAATCTTGTTAACTCTTGACCAGTCACCAACAAAATATTTGTTAGCAGTTACCCAAGTAGCCTTGAAGATTTGTACTCCTGCGATTCTTAATACACCTGCTTCAAATGTTACAGCGCTTTGTAAATCATCTTTAGCAGCTCTTAACATATCCATATAGTCAGACGGTCTAATTACGATACCATTAGTGTCGTAGTCTTGGTCTTCTAACTTAGCTATGTCGTTCATTAACATATCAATCTTATTCTTACCTGTGATAATTTCAGTTGATGCAGTTGCTTGTGCTACTAATACAGTGTTAAATGCAGCATTCTCAGCCTTAAAATAATCACGTCTTAATAATTGTGGCAATGCAGAAGTAATGTACGAAAGGTTGTTTACCATCTTTCTACTGTAACGAGCGAAACCAGCGATAAAATCAGTTACAACGTCCACGTTTGTGAAATCGTAATCTCTTTGTCCTTTAGTAGCTCCTTCTGTTTGTGCTGCAATAGCACCCTCACCTGCACCTTCTACGGTATAAGTATAAGTACCTCCGTCAATATTAACAGAACCAACAATGTCAGATACGTTAACTTTCTGAGATGGAAATTTAACAATATCAAAGTTTTGTGTTCTTGGCTCGTCTCCTGTTAAGTTAGCCGTAGACATATCTCCTACTGCTTTAACCTCTACAACATTACCTTTCTTTACCTTGATAATATTTTCTCCGTTATCTTTAATAGCAGATTTAATGTTATCAACTGGCCCGCTTGGTGCGTTATGTTTAGCTTGTAGCTTAACGTCTAATTTGTTTGCGTGGTCTTGAATTGCTTTTAGTTCAACTTCTAGCTCTTCTCTAACAGACTTAACTGCTACACTAATTACCTCCTCGTTTGACTTAGTAAACGCTTCAATTGCGCTTTTAATTTCGATTGAAGTTTTACCCTCTAATCCCTTTGCCATTACTTCTAATTGGTCTTTTAATTCGTTTGCTTCCATTATTTAGTTATATATTTATTATTAAATGATTTGAATACGTCTAATAACGGCTCAACATTAGGAGTGTCAATTATTGACGGCTCGTTGTCTGTAAGTGTTTTCAATAGTGTTTCAATTTGTTTTAGTCTTTCGTCTGAATAATCCAAGTCATACCCTTTAACAAGTATATCCATTATTCCGTAGTATTTTTGTATTCCTTTTATATCTTGCACTGTGCTTAACTCATTAGCGGCCCAACTAGATAAAAAAGAGTATTCCATTAGTTTGTATTCACTAATTAACGACTTGTTTTTTTTGTCTCTGTTTACTACTTGGTAACCAATAGACAACTCAGCACTTAAACCGTTTTCGTACATCAATTTTACATCTGTAAACATATCCTTGCCAAGTGGCTTATTCATATTGAACTGAGAAGTGGTTAACAAACCGTAACTATCCTTAGCATCAATAGATAAAGGAACGCCAATCATCATAGTAGGATTATGGTCTTTTAAAACTCTAATACGCTTAAAGTTCTCCTTAACCGTCTTATCAAAAGAACCCTGAGCAGATATATCTCCGTCAGAATCTTTAAAGTCGTAAGCATTGGCGTAAGCCGTTACCACTCCTTTTGCTTCGTCTAACTCTTTTAAGTCGTACGATAATTGTTTAAAGTTCATTCCGTTCATAAGTACAAATATAAATAAAATTTATTAAAGTATTACATACTATAAAATTTGCCTATACTATTAATAAACATACATATAAGTATTATTATTAATAAAAAAACATACATAAGATTAAACCCCAATTAACCTACCGTCTTTATCTCTTCTGGGTACTACAGCACTAGAACATCTGCAATTAACAACATTTGCGGCGCTACCACTTGGGTCTCCGGGGTACATCATATTTTGAGAGCCAGACCTAGACGGTACTTTAAACGGTTGGTCTGAGGGTACTTTAACTAAATTCATAGCTGCGTGACTAAATTGGTCTTTAGGTAATCTTCTTGTACGTGAATCACCTGCACTAATCCATACCTTATCAGTATCTACTCCACTTGTTTTAGAAACTAATGTACTTGCATAGTTAGCGGCTGCGGTTGTCTCAGTACGTGCTATTCTTAACGCTTGCCATCTGTAAAAGTTCTTTTGATTTACTAGCTTGGTTATATCGTTTCTAATCTCTATAATAGTTTTGTTATCTGCTACCCCTTTAGCTATAAACTCTTGTAAGTATAAAACTAAACCTTGTCTAACGCTTGTTATCCTACTTAACGAGCTACCGTATAAATAACCTAGTAATTCCTTTTCAAATATAGACAAGAAAGAATCTATAGTAAACTCCTTAATGTCTTTGTTAAATTGCTTGCCTAATCTCTTGCCGTGTATAGTACCAACTTTCTTGTAAAAGTCGTAATACATACTAATCATAGGCTCTTCTTTTATAGCCACGTTTGTTAGTACTTTGTAATTATCTACCGTAAGGAAATCAAACGGTATTGAGTTAGCAGACTTACGAAATAATTCTAATAATTCTTTATAAACTATCTTTTCATATCCTGCGTGCCATCTTAACCATTGACGTCTGTATTGTTTTTCTGTCATATTAATTTACAACTTCTGAGCCTTGTGCAACCATTTTAAACGATTCTAAGGAAGTTAAATCATCTTGTACTATTATTTGTAAGTCTTCATTTGCTTTTAGCCTTATAACTGCTCCTAACTTATCTTGTCCAGAGAATGAGAATCTACCTGTAAGACCCGCCTGAGCGTTTCCTTTTGCTAATTCTATCACAACATCAAACATAATGTCTTTAAACTCTGCATTTGTTTTAACGTTAAATATATTTCTATTAACCGCATCAACTTTACGAGCAAATAAACCCCTTGTTAAACCTCCTGAGATGTTTCCAAACTTAGACAAATCCACAGGACTACCTGCAAGTATAGCGAACAATATACGGTTAATATCTATTACTAAAGGTATATCTTGGTTTGATGGGTTTCTAACACCGTACACCTGAGGAGTAACAGAACCATTAACATTCATCTCCACTTTACCAATTGAAACAAAACTACCTGCATCAAAGGCAAAGTCTAAATTAGAATCTAAAGATAAAACATTTGCGTTAATAGCTAATATTAAACTAAAGTAAACCCTGTTATCCGTAACGCTGTAAATAGTTGCCAAATTACCAACTGAAATACCCACAACACTATCAACTGTAATCGTTAAATCGTCTATAGCTGTGGATGTTGTTAAAGTAGTTTCTGCTATTATTTGCGTGAATGGTACTATAACTAAAGAAGATGTAGAATCTTGTAACACAACATCTAAAGCGGGTGCGTTCTCGTAAAACGTAATGAAATCATTTAATAAGTATGGATTTCCGTTAAAATCTGATATTTCGGATATATTAACCTTTTGTCCTTGATTCCAATTATTTACATTCTTAAAGTAGAAATCAGATTGAACATTGGTACCTCTTGACACTTTAACAACATTAGAAAACCCTTCTCTTTCTCTTCCTGTAACTGTATCAACTATGTAAAAATAACTTCCCCGTTTGTATATTTTATATGGCATAATAATTATAATTTTAGTTCATCTGTTGGCATTATAGCATCTTCTAAACTCATTACGTCATCTTTAACGGTGTAAGTTTCCATTAGTGGGTCATCGCTTTCGGGTAATCGCATCATCTTCTGAGCTGTTAACCTATTCATAACGCCTTTATCAACTAATAAGCTACACCACTTAGACATTGCATCTAAATCCTCCTGCATCTCTGACAATTCTTTATAGTCAAAAATTAAACACTTGCCTTTGTATGCTTTTATTTCTCCTAGTACTTGTGTGTTAAATGCGTGCTCTATAATCTTAG